GTCGATGCCACCGCCTTTCCACGGTATACCCTCGATGCGCTCAGGCTTGTCCAGGCCGATAACATGAATCTCGCTGCCATTGGGCAGAAAGATGATCAGGTCCGACTCAGAAGGTCGCTTCTCATGTGTGCACGACAACGTGAACGCCTTGAGGTCATCCCAGAAGATTTTCTTTGCCTGTCCGTACGTCGGAGCAGCAGCGAAATACTGCCCAACGACCGCATTCGCTTGCTTCACGACGAAGCGCTTAAACCGCTCTGTCTTCCCGCTGCGGCGACCAGCGGGAACAAGCGGGAAGCGGATGCCTTCGTGCACTGCGCGCACGAGCGCGAGCTGCACCGGGTGATCTTTCAACGGATACCAGCGCGATAGCTGCCGGTCGAGCAGCAAATTTCCCGTTGTCATCCAGGCAGCTTGGCGATCAGATCGGACAGGAGCTTCGTCATGTCGGGCTTCTCGTTGTCTTCGGCCTCTTTCGGTCGACCCCAGCCACGGTCAAGCAACGCATTTGCCGCGGCAACGCGCGCAATCGGCGGCGCTTTCTTGTTGCCGTTCACCTCTGCAAGCGTATCGATAGCTGCGGCGGTGTGCGTGCGCGCAAGCTGCGCGGCCGTCTCGCCATTCGGCCCTATGCGCGGGGAACGGCCGCCCGGATTCCCGGAACGGCCCTTGCCCCACGACGCCTTGTTGGCGTGCTTGCTGGTGTCTTTCTTGTCAGCCATGACTGCAAGCCTTACTTGCTTAATGAATGGTTGGCTTCAGGTGAGCGGTCGGCGGATGCTGCCTCGCCACCATGCCGTCGGCATTGGTGAGCACATCGGCGACGTCCGCGCCGTTGACGTTTCGCCATACGACGCAGGACGTGTCGCCATCGTCGTGCACAAGGATGTGCGGCATATCCAGTGGCAGCACCGTGGCACCGCAGAGTGCGAGCCATGCGTTTCTGATGCGCCAAATCATTGGCCGCGCTCCTGGCGCAGGATGGCCTGTAGCGCCTTTATTTCGGCGTCCGCTTCGTCGGCGTTGCCAATAAGATGGCCCGCGCCTTCTGCCCGAAACTGGGCGGCTGCATCAGGCTCGCCGGCACCGCCTGCGGCGCGGGACACTTCGGTGGCGAGGGCGGGCGTACAGCTCCATTCTGCGCGCAGCCGGATAGTGCCAGCGCGAAGGCCAGCGATAGTGCGGTCAGCGTTTGCTTTCGCATTCTGGATGTCCTGTTCGTGTTGGGAGTCGATAGCAGCGATTCCGGCGGCTTGCTCATGCTCGGCGGCGCGCGCCTGCTCAGATGCCTTCTCGGCCAGCTCGGCAACGTGTTGCGCGCTCCGTGCGTTCGCGGCAGTGACCGCAGCCAGCTTGATCGAGCCCGATTGCGCCGCGACGTGGTGGCCGGCTGCGAATCCAAGCGCGAATAGAACGAGGGCAATTGCAACCTTGAGGTAAGCGGTCATGACTGCTTGAACCCCTTCGCGAACACAAACGCCAGCACGCCGGTGCCGCGGTATGAGCCGGTAAGGTGGCGATACATCGCCACACCCTTCACGAGCACCGCGGCCCACCACTTGAGCTTAATTTTCAGTTGACCAGGCATGTCACCCACCCTCCGTTTCGTTGTCGGCGGGACATGCGCACATTGCGGGAGTGGTCCCCATCTCAATGTCCCTCGCACATGTCGCGTTCGGCATGGCGACGACGCACCAGGCCGGGCAGTTCTTTGCCACCCGCGTACACCCAACGGGTGAGTTGCTGGCACGCGGCCGACCACTGACCAGCGTTGGCGTACCTCTGCAGCGTGGAGCCGCACACGATGGCGGGGCCGACGTTGTAGACGGCATCGGTCAATGCCGCCTCTTGATATGGCTTCATCGGCGCACGAATGCACCGGTGCACGGTCGCGTTCGCGGTAGCCATGTCCGCGCGCGCCCAGGCATCGCACTGCGCCTGCGAGTACGTCACGCCGACATGCACGTCGGGGCCGGTGTGGCCCGCGCACGCCGTTGGCGTCGGATTGGCCGGCAGGCGGTCCATGTACGCCTTGGGCGAGTTGCCTTCGAAAACAACCGCCAGGCTGAGCGCGAGCGTGATCACAGCCGCGGCCCTGCCTGCCGTTATTCTTTGGATCGCCATGCTTTCACCCAGCGATAGAGTCGATACAGGCGCGAGCCCACGACCATGATTGAGGAAATGAGCGCACCACATGCCGCCCAGTCTTGAATGGTCCATCCACCAAAAAGCGCGGTAAGGAACGACGACGCAATAACGATGTGTGCGTTTTCGTAGTGATCGCGCATTACGCTGCTTCCTCGAAGGCATCGGCGAACACTTTTGAGCGCGCCCATTCGCCGCGCTCGCGGTGGTACACCACGCAAGACATAGATTGATTGGAGCGCCATCCGCCATTCGTGGCGTGCGCGTCTTTGCCGGCCAGCGTGTTGAAGCTCTCGACCGTGACGCCGGCGTATTCCTTTTTCGATTCGTGGTGCACGTGGCCGGTAAGCCAGTGGCGATGCACCGTTTCGCCCCAGTCCTTTGCGCGATCGCACGCCATGACGCCAGGCAACTTTTCGGGCTTGCACGTGTGGCCGTGGTGCGCGCCGATGAGCACCTTTCCGAACCGCACGTAATGGAACAAAGCCGGGCTCGTGTGGACCTTCACGCGCGGCTCGTTTTCGTAGATGTGCGCGAACACAATCGACAGCCACAGCGCGCCGGTCTCGTCGTGGTTACCCGGCACGTTGATCACTTCTACCGTGTCATGCAATTCCAGCGCCGATTCAATGCACTGGCGCAGCGTCTTCACGGTGACGGCGGCCATCTTGGCGTACCGGCCGTCCGCGTCGAGGTTGTGGCCACTGCGCGGCGTGACGGCGGCAAGCGAGTCGTAGTGCAGCGCATCGCCAAGGTTCAGGACGACGGCATGCTTTGCCGGCGGCGAGCGCCGCACGAGTTCGGCCATGGCACCACAATGCACGCGCTCCGCGATGGCCAGGTCCCAATTGTCGCCCGTCTCGTCCTTCCACGCGTACATGCCGACGTGCGGGTCGCCGATGGGGTACACCGCCATTAGTTCCTGCCTGTAGACGCCTTGCGACGCGCGCGGCGGAACCTGCGGCAGGTCCGCCGCCATCGCTTCACAGGCGGCGCGGAAGATGGCCGCTTGCTCGGCGTCGTCCTCTTTGGTCTTGATCCACTGGGCGGAAACCTTGCCGTCCTTGTCGTACAGCGTGGACATGCCGCGGAGCTTCTGGCCGGCGGGCAGTGGATGCGCCAAATCCTGGTCCGGCGCCCAGCCCTGGCGCGCGAGGTTGGCCGCGCTGATTTCTTCCGGCGTGCGCTCGGGCTTGACCACACCGTACTTGCCGCAATCGCGGCAGTAGCAGCGGCCGGTGCCGTTGCGAACGGCGTTCGGTGAGTTGCACTTCGGGCACTGCATCAGACGCCACTCACCTTGTGCTCGTCGCTGCACGGATACGACACAGGCGGCTCCATACTCACTTTGTCGAGCGCCTGCGCGCCGGTAAGCGCGCCAGGTCGATCATCACGCCCTGCGCCGCGTAGCTCATACGCGATCAGGAACAGCACGCAGCACCCGGCGTGCCACAGGTGAGACATGCCCGTCTCGGGGTCTTTGCGCTCGCCCTCCCACCATGCCGTCAGGTGCCGCATCAGCGCGCCGAATACGCGCGACCAGTCCATGCCCTGCTCCCAGTTGCGCTCGGCGTACTTGCCTGCTCCGAATGCGAGCACCGCGACGATGCAGCGGACAGCATCGAATGGCAGCAGATGCCACGGCGCTTTGCCGCCGTCGTGTTTGACACCGGTCACTTGCGCGCCCTCTTAGCCTTGGCCCGCTGCGATCGTGCTGCGGCGTGCTTACTGCGGCGGCGCAGGACATGCGCCGAGCCGAAATCGCCCCAAGTTGGCATGCGGTCTACCTCAATGGGTCCGCCGCGTGCGTGCGCACGGCTTCGTCACCAATGGCGACGGGCGGCTCAGGTGGATTGGGGTGGCGGGTGAACAGGCCGGAGCCCATGTAACGTTGCCCGCGCATAGCCTCTGGACACCCCAAAAGAAAACGCCCCGCGGGTTAGGCGAGGCGTAGTTATTCGATGATGCGACTTTCCCACACATCAAAACCTTGTCAACTACTCAAAAATTTGTCTAGGCTCACGGCTCTAGCCAGGAGGACTGAACATGACTGCTTTTGATACCGGTGAAGAAATCGTAAATACCAAATACATTGTCAGCGTTGGCCCGATCAAGAAGAACCCTTCAACATCCAAATATTTCATGAAACTAACCCTTTCAGGGCATCCTGATATTTTGCTCAAGTTTCCGGACGAAAAGTCAGCGAAGAAGTCACGGAAAGAGCTTTACGACC